AATAAAACAATGATTAGATGTCGTTTGAACTTACAAAAAATGAAATTTTAAAAGAGATCTTAAAAAGCGGCAAAGATCCGGTTTATTTTATTAACAGTTATGCAAGAATTGCCCACCCGTTAGAGGGGCTGATCCCGTTTAAACTTTACGATTTTCAGAAAGAATTATTAAGAGACTTTAACGATCATCGGTTTAATGTCATACTAAAGGCAAGACAGCTAGGCATTTCCACAACAACTGCTGCGTATATTGCATGGATGATGCTTTTCCATCGCAATAAAAATATTCTTGTTATTGCAACCAAGTTCCAGACCGCAGGTAATCTAGTAAAAAAAGTAAAGCATATAATTAAGAATCTACCACCGTGGATGCAGATAGCAAATATTACAATTGATAATCGAGCTTCATTTGTGTTGTCAAATGGATCAGAAATAAAAGCCTCGTCCACATCTTCTGATGCTGGTCGTTCTGAATCTCTATCATTATTGGTTATTGACGAGGCAGCACACGTAGAGGGGTTAGACGAACTATGGACAGGGCTATACCCTACACTGTCTACAGGTGGTCGATGCATCGCCCTTTCAACTCCAAATGGTGTTGGAAATTGGTTTCATCAAATATACGCCGACTCTGCTCAGGGACAAAATGATTTCTATCCCACTGTGTTACGTTGGGATGTACATCCCGATAGAGACGCAGAGTGGTATGAAAAAGAAACTAATAATATGTCTCGCAGACAAATAGCACAAGAACTAGAGTGTAATTTTAATATGTCTGGTGAAACGGTCATCCACCCAGACGATTTGGACTGGATGAGTACGCAGATTAAAGAGCCACAATACCGAACAGGCTTTGACCGTAATTTTTGGATTTGGGAAAAGGCGATAGATGGATACAACTATCTTCTCACCGCTGATGTTTCCCGTGGCGATGGAAAGGATAGCTCAACACTTCATGTTATAAAACTAGAGACCATGGAGATTGTCGCAGAATATCAAGGCAAGCCTACTCTTGATGTATATGCAGATATGCTTAATAGTATCGGACGTGAATTTAATAATGGTATGATTGTCGTTGAAAATAATTCCGTTGGATTTGCAGTATTAACAAAACTGCAAGAGTTGGGTTATAATAATATTTACTTCTCCATTAAGTCAACTCATGAATATATTGAACAACTCCAGGGGGAAAATATGTCTAATGCAGTTGCTGGCTTTTCCACCACATCAAAAACACGTCCTTTGATTATTGCAAAAATGGAAGAATTCATTAGAAATAAACTAATTACTGTGTATTCTTCTAGAATGGTTAGCGAGTTAAAGACCTTTATTTGGCACCATGGTCGTCCCGAGGCTATGAGAAGCTACAATGATGATCTAACTATGGCTTTAGCAATTGGGTGTTGGGTACGAGATACAGCTTTTGAGGCAGGAAAACTAGATCAAGAATACAGAAATGCATTTGCTAACTCCATGTTTGTGACATCAACAAAAATCAATAATCAGATTAAAGGACAAGAAGGCTATCGAAGTGATATGGATGTGAAAGGTGCAGAGCAGCAGGCAAGAGATATGATCCAAGAATTTGGTTGGCTATACAAAGGATAAGACAGATGGCAAAAAATAATAAAAACCCAAAAAACAATCAATCGGCCCTTTTTAAGCAATTAACTCGTTTGCTTTCTGGTCCGCTTGTTAACTACCGCTCGCAGACAAGTAGAAAACTTCGCCGGGTACAGTTAGACAAATTTAAATTTCAATCAGCCGGTGGACTAAGCTTCAAGAAGTCGTCATATAATCCTTTTGAGCAGTTAAGCACGGCTATCATGGCAAACCAGCTTCGTGCTGAGCGATATCAAGATTTTGAGCAAATGGAATATACGCCCGAGATCGCTTCAGGTCTTGATATTTATGCAGACGAAATGACAACTTCTTCGGAGCTTCAGCCACTTTTAGGTATTAAATGTCATAATGAGGAAATTAAGGCAGTATTAAATGAGCTATATCATACTGTTTTAAATATTGATTTTAATCTTTTCGGCTGGTCGCGCACCATGTGTAAATATGGAGATTTTTTCTTGTATTTAGATATTGATGACCGGCTTGGAGTTCAGTCCATCGTTGGCTTGCCCACACACGAAATTGAGCGACTTGAAGGAGAAGACAAAGATAACCCAAAATATGTTCAGTTCCAATGGAATTCTGGTGGCTTAACTTTTGAAAATTGGCAGATTGCACATTTTAGAATTCTAGGTAATGATAAATATGCCCCTTATGGCACTTCGATCCTTGAGGCTGCCAGGAGGATTTTTCGACAACTAATTCTTCTTGAAGACGCGATGATGGCATATCGTATTGTTCGTTCTCCTGAACGTCGAGTGTTTTATATTGATGTTGGAAACATAGCACCAAATGATGTCGAGCAGTATATGCAAAGAGTAATGACGCAGATGAAGCGTAATCAAGTTGTCGATGCCGATACTGGTCGTGTTGATTTACGCTATAATCCTATGAGCACCGAAGAGGATTACTTTATTCCTGTACGTGGAGGTGTATCGTCCAAGATAGAAACCCTACCAGGAGGTTCCTATACCGGAGATATTGATGATGTCAAGTATTTAAGAGATAAATTATTTTCTGCTCTTAAAATCCCTGCATCCTATTTGTCCCGTGGCGATGGAGCAGAAGAAGACAAGACAACACTTGCTCAAAAGGATGTTCGATTTGCCAGAACCATCCAAAGACTGCAAAGAGCTATTGTAACAGAGCTAGAAAAGATTGGCATTATTCATCTTTACACGCTTGGATATAAAGGCGCTGATCTTATTAGTTTCAAGCTATCACTAAGCAATCCATCTAAGATCGCGGAACTTCAAGAGCTTGAGCACTGGAAGACAAAGTTCGATATTGCAGCGTCTGCTACAGACGGCTTCTTTAGTCGGCGTTGGGTCGCGGACCATATTTTCAACTTATCTGAAGAAGAATTCTTAAGAAATCAGCGAGAAATGTTTTTTGATAGACGACTGGATGCTGAACTTGAGCAAGTCGCCGCAGCCATGGAAGGCGCAGCCGGTGGGCTGGGAGGTGAAGTTGGTGGAGGTCTCGGCGGCGGACTCGGCGGCGACCTCGGGGAAGAAGAGGATCTGCTTGGTGGCGACCTTGACCTCGGTGGAGAAGAGGCACCCGCAGGCGAAGAAGAGGGTGGCGAAGAAGACACGCTTTTGGCCGCCCCAGGCAAGCGCGATGATCAGCGATATCGAGGAAAGAGCGGACCCAGCAAGCGTCATGCCCGTAGTAAGGCTCGGGGAGTCGAGATCAATACGCCCAGAACAAACAACCCTGGTGCCGTAGGATATGAAACCTTACATCACCTCTCATCTATTGGCGACGAGTTCAGAAAAGGCGGCTTATACCAAGAACAACAGAATGACGATGACAATTTAGAAGAAAGGCAACTATTTGAGGTAAAACACGAAATAAAGAAACTAATTACAGAACTAGATAATAGCGGACTAGGGGACACAAATGACGAAAAGAAGACATAATAAAAAAAGAAATACAGCTTTTTTGTATGAAGCGCTGATACGAGAGATGACCAAAGCTGTTGTATCAAAAGATGGTACGACTAAACAAACCATTGTTCATATATTAAAAGAGTTTTTTGCCCCCCAATCCATACTTTCCAAAGAATTGGTATTATATAAAACACTGTCAGAGACAGATGATCTAGATCCAATCACCGCAGAAAAATTAGTTTATCAAGTTCGTGAAGCTCACTCATCATTAAATAAAAAAGATATCTACAAAGCCCAGAGCCATCTAATCAAAAAAATAAATACACAATTGTCTACAGGTGTATATAATAATTTTGTGCCAAATTATAAAAGTATGGCCACATTATCACAGCTTTTTGGTTCCGGTACCGAAACATATAATATTAAGCAGGGTGTTATTCTGGAGCAGAAAATTATTGCGACTTTAACAAACAAAAACGAATTGGCGGCGGAACAAGAGATGAAGCCAATCGACAATTTGATTTTTACAACATTTGTATCCAAATTCAATGATACCTATTCAGAAGGATTGTTGAGTGAGCAAAAAGAATTATTAAACAGATATATTCTATCTTTTTCCGACAACGGAATTGATGTAAAAATATTTTTAAATGAAGAAATATCACGACTTCAAAGCGCACTGGTCTCTGCTTTGGAGACTAAAGAAATACAATTAGACACCAACATGCAGGAATCTGTTAAATCTGTTTTGTCAATGATTGAAGAATTTAAAACTGAGCCAGTAGACAAGGCGCTTGTAGAGAAGGTTCTGAAAATTCAAAATGTAGCCCATGAGATTAAAGCATAGTGTCTATTAAAGTAACCATACCGCACATTAAAGACAAAATAGGTATCAAAGCAGATATCACCCTTGAAGTGCGAAAAACGCTTGGAAACCAGTTGGTTGTTTTTGATCACCCAGATGTTGACATTGTAATATATCCAGAAAGTAAAAAAATACTTGTTCTTGCCAAACATATGACAAGCGAAGAAGTATACGATACTCAAGATAGACTATTTTTGCTTTTACGAAAAGAAGGACTTATTGAGCCAGAGAGTGTTAAATCGGGATATGTATACGGTTCAATGGAAGCACAAATGTTTTTGAACGAAGAATATGATATGGTTCAGGCTGCACTGTATGGCATAGATAAATTCATTAAAGAAGAAAAGCCTTACTTTGAGCATATTGAAGAATTTGAGCGTGCCGTTGACGATTATATAACAGAGCCCACAGATGATGATAGCACACCGCTTGGTGAAGTTCCCCAAGAGCCTGAAAAGGGCTCTATTAGACCTGGGTGGATACGTGGTCCTTATGGTATGAGCATTATGCACAGGGTGTAGCATGGACCTTCTATATTTTGTGCTTGCCTCTTATGGCTTGACACAAATTTTAGTATACGGAACAATCTTTAATTCCGTTAGACCAACAAAAGGAAAATTAGGAGAACTATTCCATTGTCCAATGTGTCTCGGCTTTTGGGCCGGGGCATTTTTATTTGGAATTAATAGGTACACAGAACTATTTATATTCGAGTATTGTCTCGCTAATCTTTTTATTTTAAGTTGTCTGTCTTCTGGCACATCTTATATTTTGAATATGATTATCGGAGATGAGGGAATAAAACATGAACACAAATATTTGGACGCGCAAGTGGATGCTACAACCAGTAAGAAATTGCTGTAAAGGATCCTAACTCACGCAGGTGGTGCCTGCATTTGAGAAATACTATGAATAAACTATTATTAACAGAATATTATGAATTATGTCCCGATGGGAAATGTGATGATCTGTTAACCGAAGAAGAGAAGAGAATGGTCCGTGAAGATGGGGCTATGTTTTTAACTGGTATTATGCAACGAGCAAATCATCTTAATGGAAATGGACGTGTTTATAGCCGTCCCATTTTAGAGCGGGAAGTGGAAAATTATGGCAAGCTTGTTCGTGAAAGAAGGGCGCTCGGAGAACTTGATCACCCAGATTCGGCGGTTATTAATTTAGCAAATGCCGCCCATCTTGTAACAGAAGTGTGGTGGGATAGTGATTCCGTTATGGGCAAGGTACAGATCTTGAATACTCCTTCTGGGCAAATTCTCCGTTCTCTTGTTGAAAGTGGAGTTAAGTTGGGCATATCTTCTAGAGGTATGGGCTCAGTACATGAGTCAAATGGACAAACCATTGTTGAAGACGATTTCCAATTAATTTGTTTTGATTTTGTTTCTGAACCTTCTACGACTGGTGCTTTTATGGTGAAAGAGAATAAGCAATCAAACATTATCACAAAGGCAGACAGAATCAACAGAGCCCTTAATGACGTTTTGAGGGATAAATGAAAAAATCAGAATTAAAGCAGGTTCTTCGGCCGCTTATAAAAGAGTGTATAAAAGAGGTAATATTCGAGGAAGGCATTCTGTCTAATATTGTTTCCGAAGTCGCTCATGGACTTGGAAGCAACATACTCGTTGCTTCAAAACAACACGTTGCCCCGCCTGTGCAACAGGATGAGCAGAGGCAACATGAAGAAGAAATGACACGACAAAAAATACAGGAAACAAGAAAGAGAATGTTAGACACCATTGGAAATGATTCTTATAATGGAGTAGATCTCTTTGAGGGCACTGCACCAGGACCGCAGGAATCAGATCAGACTGCCGCGCTCGCGGGGGTTGATCCTACAGATGCTGGTGTTGATATTAATAAGATTTTTGGAGGCACCGGTAAAAACTGGTCACATATGATTAAATGAGTAAAGTAGTTAATGTCTCGATCAAGCCCTTAAAAAAAGATAGACCTGAAAGAATGATTAAAAGATTTACTCGGAAGGTTAAAAAACTCGGCATATTGGACGAGGTTAGAAAAAGAAGATATTATAAAAAACCATCTGAGATTAGAAGAGAAAAGAAAATTCGCAGAAAACGCGAAACAGCAAAATTAGAAAGAAAAAAGAAATAATTACATACTAATTATAGAAAGAAAAATAGGAGTTTAATAAAATGGGTGCAGATCCTTTTAACAGATATGGAGTTGGAATTAACAATGTTGGTTCTTATCAAGTCAGCGGGATCCCTTGGATTACCGGGTCATCTGCCCAGGCCAAGGGCGCTGAAACTCGTTGGGAGTTTCCTAAAATTACAAAATCTGTAACTGTTATTAATAATAGTGCTCAGGATATCAGAGTTCATTTTGCCAGTACAGGTTCTGATACTGGAGCTTCCGGCGTGATGACCGGCTCTCATTTTGTTTTACTGAATTCTGCTGAAGATTCATATACGTTTAATGTAAAGGCGCATGAAGTTTATATTTCTGCCCCTCACGCCAATGGTAGCGATAATGCTAGTTTTACAATTGTGGCTGAATTAACATTAATTGATGTACCACCAAACTTTGTCTTAACTGGTTCTGGCATAACAACATTTTAACGGAGAAATTTAATGGGTTTTAAATCAGGGCGTAATGATATTGATGGCGATGTTGTAATCAATAGTAGGACAGCAAATGACACTGGCGGCGGTTTCGATGGAGCCGCTGGAATAACCATGTATGTCTCCAAGATTAACGGAGAAATTCTAACTACCATTTTGGTAGATCTAGAGGGCTTATTGGTTTCCGGCACTGTAAAAGATATTATTGGAGAAGATGGAGTCGCGGCTGCGTATATTACCCAGATTACTACAGCAGTAAATGGAATAGTTTATAAAGCACAAATGAGTTGCATCGAGGTGCCAGCCGGATCTAACACAACTACTGATATTGATTTAGTTTCAAATTCAGCTTCGCTAGCAGAAGATGTGGAATATGATGATTCTGGAACAGCGACAGTATTAATCGCTGCCGGGCAAGCCTTTACCGCTGGAACGACCCTATCCTCTGGACCGGATGATCTTGGTAATTGTGTAGATGATTATTTATACCTCGCAAATGGCTCCGGGGCAAACAGTGGTGGCACTTATACCGCAGGCAAATTTGTCATTAAACTTTGGGGTGCCAGCTTCTAATGTTTCTTATCTAAAACATGTTTTAGACTCTATTTATATTGACGATATAGGAGCTTTAATTAATGGGCGAATTTGGATGGGCATATGTTAAGGGCGCAATAACAGCAAGCGGACCTACCGGATCTCTACAATTCAGAGATGATGCCGAGAGCGACGGCAATGCTGGCTTAACAGGTAGCGCTGCCTTGGTGTTCCTCACCGGAACCGCAATAGATGATGCCGATGGTCCATACGAACTCCGTCTTAAGGGTACTCTCAATGTTCAGGGAGAGACATGGTTGTCTGGAAATCTCCATGTTTTAGGCACCACCACAACCATATCTGCAAGTAACCTTATCATTGCCGATCCTGTAATCGGTCTTGGGTTTGGAACGGCAAGCGCCCACACAGGGGCTGCTGGTGACCGTGGATTTATTTTTGGTCTTAGAACCAATGCCAACCAAGCCATGTTTTGGGATGAAAGCTCCGCATCCTTTATTG